CGCGCAGCTGCCTGGCCGACTGGCTGGACGCCGGCTGGCTGCGCTATCAGCCCTGAACGCGGGCGCGAGTGTTGCGCAGGCGCGCCAGTCAGGGCGCCTCTCGGTACGATCCGGACACCTAAATGCGTCTATTCGATACATAACGCTCCCAACCCTGTAGCCGCGGAAACAACTTGATAGATCACACACACGCTCGCAAGGGTTGTTTCATTTGGGATGCGACCGCTTTAATTTCCAAACGCCAGCCGTTGAATGATTCCTGTAGCCTGACTACTGGTTTCCCCTAATGGGGCCACGAAATCGTCATCAACAGGAGTGTCGACCATGATGAGCAAAACCTTGATTCTGGCTTCGGTGATGGCAGTCGCCCTCACGGCCTGCAACAAGAACGAAGACGCGGCCGCCCCCGCTGGCGACGGCGCCCCGGCCACGACGGCCCCGGCTCCTTCGGCCCCCGCGCCCGCGCCTGCGCCGGCTCCCTCGCCCGCCGAACCGGCGCCGGGCAGCTCCGGCGGCGCCACGACGCCGTCGTCCTGATTCGCGGCCCCGCCGGCCAGCCCCCGTGCCGGCCGGCACGCCGTCGGGATGCTCGCCCGCGGGCAGGCATGCTCATGGCCTCCGGTAACGGAGGCCATTTTCATTGCGCGAAGCCGCCCGCCGATCTGGCGCGATTACCGGCAAATTCCCACACAACCATCAGCCCCCCCCC